CGTCTGGGAAGTATGGCATCAACGCACTAATGGCGTATGACTTTCCGCCGGGATAGCGGAGCAACGATTTTGATCTTTGACCTTCTTGCATTATCCAGTTAGTTTACTAAAGTTACCAGTCTTCACGAAGGTAATCTGATTATTGAACTTATCTACGAGTTGATCAGACTTATGACTGATCACAAACACATGCGTATTCGCACTGAGAACGCTCATCAACTTCATGAACTCCTCTGTCCCCACTGAGTCCAAGGAAGAATCAAACACTTCGTCTAGAATTAATAGATTAGTATTTGCACTATTCTTAAGTCGAGCGATCTCTCTCCATGCTAGGAGTAGGGCAAGATCTATTCTCATCTTTTCTCCTTCAGAGAAAGACATGTAACTAAACTGATCTCGGTGTCTACTCTTGATTGTTTCATTGAAGTTTTCATCTAGAGAGAACTGGGCGAAGAATCCCATGTCAGTTAGAAACTTATTAATAAGTTTGTTCATGATTGGGAGGTAGTGACGGATGATCTTAGACTTGATCCCAGT